CTCCATATATCTTTTTTAAAATGGCGTCACCCGACCCTGAATAAGGTCATAAAAAGACGATTGTACAAAGCATCAAATGTAAAATATAAAAAGAAAAAACATACATTTGTGTAACCATATATACAATCCCAATTTTCACTGTTTAACTAAAACACCCGTTGAGTTCGGGAAAGAAATGGCATTATAATATTATATTTACAACGAATACTTCTCCTTATGCCGAAGGAGGCATTCTTGGTAACTGAATTCCAATTCCGGTACGAACAATTGATGTGTTTTCGCAACCTCTTGAAGTTCGCTTCGTCTTGACTCATATTTTTCTTCACCATAGAAAAAGAATTCTCTCAAGGCACCTCCAATATTCGAAACGCATTGCTCTCTATTCGTCACACTTTTCGATTTTAAAATGGAATGTAGACTCTTAAAAATGGACATTTCATCCAAGAGTCCTACATACATATGCAAATCATCACTATAACGATTCTTGCGTTTCAAAAAATCTGCCTCTGAATCCGACATAAAAGGTGTTGGTGTCGACTCCTTATCAGGCATAGTGAACACGATATCACTCTGCTGAAGCCAATTAGCAACGGTGACATGATTAAAAAAGGAATTGTTAACATGTACTGATCCTTTAACATCGTCACCGTAAGTGCAAATACTAACATGTTCCCTGAACGTTCGTGGCGGGAACCAGCACTTGGCAGATAATGCTTTAAAAGCACTTCGCAATATTAACGAATTGCCAATAGAATTGATATACACAGTTAAATTTTGTCCTGATGGATTCGAACCAAAAAACATAAGCAAATCACCATTGTACGCAACTAAAGGATTTACCACATCGGCCACAATACCTTTCATCACAACAATATCGTCCGATGTGTAATTGCCGCTTTCTTGCGCTAACGTAATCAATACGTCAAAAGCTGCAATGGTAATTTGTGCAGGCAATCTCAAATCATACTTCGAGTAATCACCTGCAAAAATCCTATCTTTCCCATATTTTATCATAGCGCGCGCCAATTGATCCCACTCTGGACCATGGGCATTAACACCAACCCCACACTCTGATTTCAGGGGATATAAAGATAATAGACGTGCCAATGGTAAAAAATACTGCCGTACAAGTAACTGCAAAGCTAGCGGTGCAGCTTGAAAAACTCTGACCTTGTCTTTGCTTGTCTTAGTTGGTTCGTCTTTTAATGTGGCCTTAAAGATGGGGTAAGCTCTTTCTCCTCTGCGATACACTTCCTTGATGCGTTCAGCCTCTTCCCAAAACTGTGCGTCCAACTGTCTACAGTTCTGATGTGTCTCTGTTTGTACGGGTTTTGTAAGATATATGTCCTTCGGACCAGCCAACGGAAAACCAACAGAGGTGTTCGCTTTAAGCGCATCAATGAAGCGCAATCCATCAATACCGTTAACATTTTCGTCGGATGTTAACGGTCGTAACCAAGTGTAAGCGTTTTTGTTTACAATGTCGAGCAACGGGCTAATATAATCTTGTACAGCCCAATTAATCAACTCCAAATCAAACCCTAACGTTGGATTGGACAATGGTACAAGTGATGTTTGCCACGGCTTCCATCGTTGGGGCCCGAATTTCGGGCTTCCCCACATATTGGGAACACCCATTACCTTGGTTACCGTTTGAGATATTTCTGTCTCTTCTACTTGTGACACTGGAGTGACACGACCAATGGTCTCACCAAGGAATTCTAAACTGGATCCCTCAGGCAAATAATTCACTGGGCTTTTAGCATGCAAGACCTCCGACACCTTAATGTTTACGCCATATTGGTTTGCAAGTATACTGCCTGCACTTGGAACAGATAAAACGCCCGGTTTCGCTTCCAAATAGTCTATGGCCAACATGATTGATTCCGAATTTAAAGCACATGCACCACCTATTTTATTTCTGCCTCCAACATGGAATCCCAATATACACTTTTGTACACTACGACTCACCAAAATGCTGCCACATAGTCCTTTAAAAGTATCCTCACCCAGCTGGTATAAATAACCCGGAAATTTTCCCTCCATATTTTGTACTGCGTTTTCATCACAATACATAGTGGCAAATTTCTTGATTTCTCCTTCTTTGGTGCGATACAACAATACTCCTTCACGTGATCCCTTACTACGTCCCAGAAATTTCGTGACGTCCCGAAAAGATGGACTCCCAGGCACGTACACAATAGCCATATCTGAATTAGCTACTGGACAAATGGCGGCTCCTGAAATGCGCGTTTTAAAAACTGATCCGTTTTTATCTACGCGCCTTCTGCAATGTAGTGTCACACTCCCATTTCTAATGTTTTTAACCAAATGCAACGGCAGCAGCATAAACATACTTTTGATGTAAAAAC